CGACTGCTGCTGCGGTTGGCACCACAGCCACATTCACCCGCGCCACTACCAAGACCGTCGAGAACAACGATGGCTATTCGGTCACTCTGCTTGCGGGGGAGATTGGGTTTCCGGGGGCGCGGAGGGTGAGGAATTTGCTGCCTAGTACAGAGGGCGCTTTTAACGCTGGCGCTGGATGGATTGTCTTGAACGGTTCGGTGACTTCTGGCATCACCGACCCAGACGGCGGAACGTCTGCATACACTCTAAAGCAAACAGGGGCTGCCTCCTGTGAACTGTACCCCACGACGCCCTTTTCGGGAATTGTATTGTCAAGTCTATGGGTTAGGCGTAGGACTGGGACTGGTGCGATTCGGCTATACGGCGGCGACGCTTTCACCGTCATCACTGGATTCGTGACAACGGAATGGCAGCGTCTTGCTAGCAATGCGACAACTTCTTCGCTGGTGGGGTTTGATCTTCGGCTATTTGATGCCAACGATGAGATTGATTTTTGGCACCCGCAAGCCGAAGACATCACCGGCCGCACCGACCAGACTACGCCGAGTGAGTATGTCAGTGTTGGTGTTGAGAGCGCCCTTTACTACCACGGCTCATTCGTAGATGGCGTCAAGTGCTTCCCGACTGATCTGGCGGGGAATGCTCTCACCACGATGCGCCGCTACAACCCGGAAGGGGCGAGGACGAATCTGTGTTTGCAGAGTAATGCGTTTACTACGACTTGGACGGAAACCGGAACTGTCGCTGCAACACAAAACCTAGTTGGCCCTGATGGTGGAACCACAGGTTGGACACTAACCGACAATGACGCGGGGACGCCTGAAGGAATCCTTCAGACATACGGCGCTCTTACTGCCGCAAACTACGCACAATCTATCTTTATTAAGAAAACATCGGGGGCTACTTCTTTCCCTGTCATTCGTCTAAATGAACCCGTTACGCCAAAAGAGGCGCTTTGCACCGTAGACACCAACAACGGTATCGCAACTGTTTGGACTGCCTACACAGGGTCAACAATAGTCACATCATCGGCATCGTGCGTTAGTCACAATGCTGAATGGTGGAGAGTTACGTTGGTGTTTGCTGCGACTACGGATTCATGGAGAATCGTCTTTTATCCGGCAGCAACAACTAATGCAACACAATCTACCGGAACGGTTTCAGCAACAGTTACCGGAACGTGCGGAATTTATGGTTCCCAACTCGAACTCGGCTCATCCGCCAGCAGCTACACCGCCACCACGACAGCAGCGGTGACGAGGGATGCCGATGTGCTGACGTACAGCAGCGCGGGGAATATCGACGGGACTAAGGGGTGGTGTTATGCGGAAATAAGCACCAACTGGAGCATCTATACTGGATCAACTCGAAGTGCCATCGGTTTTGGTGCTGCGATAGAAGGCATATTGTCTGGTGGAGTGTCTGGGGTTCCGACTGAAATCCGTGCGTATGACGGGACAAACTCGGTGACAGCATCTGGAAATCCCACGATGTACCAAACCCCAAGAAAGACAGTTCTCGGGTGGGGGTCAGCTCTAACGATTACACAGACAGGGGTGACGGCATCTGGAACATTTGATGGGAACATAGGAACAACAGCTATTGGTGTCGGGTGTTCCGCAACCGGGACGCAGGTGTGGGACGGAAATATCGGCCCCATCTACATCGGCCAGCGCCAACTCTCGGCGAGTGAATTGCAGGCGATAACGGCAGCGTGACCCATGCCAGCCCCATTCTTACTTGGCGGATTAGGCGGACTGCTCGGAATGCTTAGCGGAACCGTCAGCGCCGAAGTCCGAGACAGAATCATCGACGGCCTGATGATCCGCGAGCATATCGACGAGCCAAGACCGGATGGGCGGCGCGACCTTGGGGGGCTGTACTCGAATCACGACGGCAAGCACAACATCTACTACTCGGCAGCATCGCAGCCGTTTGTCTTTCCGCATGAACTCGCCCACGCCAAGGGAATGCTGCATGGCCCGTGGCAGGCGTATGGGCCGTTCAAGTCTGCCTGGTGCGCGGAGATCATTAAAGAGGCGGCAGGATACAAGTTGGACGAGATGGTTTGCAACGATGGGCGCAGGGAATTCATGCTCAAGAAGTCGGATTTTAAGTAGGTTTTACGTGGTTTAACGCACCGGCTCCACAGAGAGCAGGAAGGAAGAAGCAAATGGAACAGGCGCTACCGTATCTGCTGACGATCATTGGGTTCCTGATCGTGCATGTCCTGCGAGGGATACAGGGCGAAATCAAGGACATAAAAGGGCAACTGTCCAAGATAGAGTCCGACCTGCACGGGCGCGTAACGGACATTGATCGCCGCCATCAAGATACTCTGGTTGAACACGACCGGCGCATCTCTCGGATTGAAGCGCGGTGTGATGTGCAGCATACGGCCTGAAAATGCTCATCGAAATAATCCGCGATGACGAGTTCCCTACCCGTACCTTCGGGAAGATGTTCATTGACGGGAAATACTTCGGGGAGACTCTGGAGGACACTGACCGCGAGATGGAGAAGGGCGGCGTCAAGGTGTATGGCGAGTCGGCCATTCCGCGCGGCAGGTATCCGGTAACGGTGAGCGTGTCCCGGCGCTTTGGGCGTGAGATGCCGGAGGTCTTGGATGTGCCAGGCTTCAGTGGGATACGGATACACGGCGGCAACACGGAGCATGACACCCTCGGATGCCCATTGCTCGGTCAGGTACGCACCGGCACAGGTGTAGCCAACTGTCGCGGGATCAACGACCGACTGTTGATGTACATCAAAGCAGCAGAGCAGCGTGGGGAGGATGTATGGCTGGAAATCTCTTGAGTCACCGCATCCAAACCCTCATGCTGAACCAAGAATCACCCTACCCCTCACAGGCGCAGGACGCCAAAGACATGATAAAGGAGCATCAACGTGCACAACGTTGCCGACTGGTTTCTACTGGGCGTAGTAGTCTTGACGCTGTTCGGGATTATCTGCTATCTGACCGTGATGATGATGGACAAGCACGCGGAGAATGACGATGAATGACATCCTGAAGTCCTTCTTGTCCAATATCGCCCCGACTGTTGCCTCGGCTCTTTTAGGCCCGCTGGGAGGCGTTGCAGTCGCCGGTATAACCAAGATACTCGGCATCGACGGCGGGACGGTTGCAGACGTAACCAAGGCCATTAGCGACGGCAGGGTGACGCCGGAACAGGTGGCAGAGATTCGCAAGCTGGAAATGCAGTTCCAGAGCGAGGAAAAGGAACGCGGGTTCCGGTACTCGGAGCTTGAGTTCAAGGACAGGGACTCGGCAAGGAACCGTGAAGTGCAAGTCAAGGACAACACAAACAAGATACTTGCCTTTACAGTTGTTGGAGCGTTTATAGCTATGGTCGGAGCGACCCTGCTAGGGTACGCAAAAGTTGAGTCTGTTCTTGCCGGAACCCTTGTTGGGTATCTCAGTGCAAAGTGCGAACAGGTTCTTGCGTACTATTTCGGGTCGAGCGCAGGATCGCTGGCAAAGACGAACCTACTGGCTCAATCGCAGCCTAAATAAGCTTCTTACCGCGCTTCTTCCTGGTGCGGTTGCTGCACACCGGGGAGCAGTAAATCTGCGACGGGTGCGTGGCGCGGATCGGAAAGTGCTTGCTGCAATCCGACGCAGCACATTCCTTGTGTCCAGGTTCCGGTTGCGCTTTGATGCTGCCGATGTTGGTTAATGCCAACTGCCATTCGGTCATCCTGTGTCTCCAATGTAAGTGAGCCTCCCCAACCATGTCTCGCCGGCACCTAACCACGGAGGTTAAATGACGCACGGAGGGGGAGGCAAAAGGGTTAATAGTTGAGCAAATCGCTCACGGTTGATGGAAAACTTTGGTTCATTTGTCGTCCTTTCGCGGCGCAAGGCCGGTTACGTCAGCGTTAGGGGCGTCGTGTCTCACCTCATCTATGGCGCTGTCCAACAGCGTGCCCCATGCGTGTATGCCCTTCGTCTTCACCCATGGTTGCCGCCTCAGCCAGCGGTATCTAGCTGCGTCAATCGCTTCCTGATTGTTTGGCGCTGGTGGGGCGCTGAAGCACTGCCCAGCCTCTGTTATTGCTTGTTCGGTCATCGCTCTTGCTCCCGTTCGTGGCGCGCAGCGCCGAGCGGCCCCTCAAGCTGACCGTTGGAGGGCTTCTTGCCGCCCCATCCGTCAATCTTTGTGCGTACCTTTATGCCAGGCTTGAGCGAGATCATCACTTCGTCCGTGTGCTTGCAGGTTCCGTCTGCGCGGTAGTGCTTGGCCGATCCGAAACACGCGAGCCTGTACCACTTGCTGCGGTGCCCACGCATCAATGTAATCAGTTCCTTCTTGTCGCCAATCATGATCATCCCCGCCCTCCAACCCGTCAGTCGAGAGGGAGCTTCGCCAAAAGCGGCTCAGCCCCCTCACTTTTTGCGTTAGGTGCCGCCAGTGCATAGACATCCGGCACGATCTCGCCCCAAATTTCGCGGGCCTTCGGTTTCGGTAGCGTCACTTGGATATAGCCGTGCTTCCTGATTTCTTCGGCCGTGTCGGCTGTGTTGCTGCCAACGATTTCGCACCGCTTGGTCTTCGGGTCGATCCCGATAAGTGCTGTCATTTCGTTTCCTTTCCGGTGCGCTCGGCCCCTAACACCACGGTCGAGGTCGCGCCTTCGGCGCTGGACGCTTCGCCGGCAAGCCGGCTCGCGCCCCTCACCTCGCCGTTAGCCGGCATGGCTTCCGCTCAGTTCAAGCGGTGTCCGCATCAGCGGGTGCTCTTGCACCAGCAGCCGCGTCATCTGCTCAACCGTTCCCTTGTACATCCGGCCCTGCGGGTCAATCACAATCCATTGGTCTCGCTTCGGCAGCATGTCAATTTCTTGCATTGCCCGCGTCAGCGTCTCAACGCTCACCGGCTGCATGTCTCGCGGCATCGTTGCCGTCATCGTGTCTTTCACGTCAATCCTTTACGCCGGGATCTCCGGCTAACACCACGGTCGAGGCGGACGCTTCGCCGGCAAGCCGGCTCGCGCCCCTCACCTCGCCGTTCGGCGTCTCATTACTCCACCCCATCGCTGCTCGGTATTCCTCAAGCGACTCGCCGGGCTTGCGTAGCCGTGGCGGGTTGCTAGGACCGTGGGTGGGCACGCCAGCCACGATGTTGTCTGACTGGCTTTGCTGCATCGCGGCTATCTGTGGACCAAAGGCCATTTGTCTCTGGTGCCTGTTCCAGATAATTAAGTCCTTCAGCAGCCGAATCGTTAGGGTGTCGTCGTCAGAGATTGCGGGGCACGCTCCGGGCGCGAGCAGAATCCTGTGAATCTTCAGCAGTTCGTCGTGTGCAGACATCGCATTTCTCCTATTGTTACCACCGCCTGAACGGAATCGGCGCATCACCACCGCGCGCCATCTTTACCGCCTCAGCCAGTCCGCCTGTCTTTTGCTTCGGTTGCAGGCCGCCACCGTTAATTCTGTCGGCAAGGTCTTGTGCTTCCGCTTCGGTCATTCCTGGGTAGCGAAGGTGGTATTCCTCGCGCCCGTTGTGGGCGCATTTGCAAACGTGAATGCTCATGCCTTTTCTCCATGTTCAAAAGTCGGTGCCGACGGTACGGAATGGTGGCAGCAGTTGTCATCACTGGGGCACTCATCCGGCTTACCACATACGAAGGTAATCTTGATGCCGCACTCCTCTGCCAACTTCATCAGTTCTTCTGTGCGGGTCATTTCATGTTCCTCCCGATCTCAGCCGCAGCACGGACTATAGTTAATCGTGTGGTGGCGTAGGGATCGATCTTGTATGCTTCGATCAAGTCCCTGTTAGTTTCCATGTAATATAAGTAGTCAATTTTCAACTTCACCGCCAGCCGCAGCGCATCGCCATCGTCGGTGAGTGGGTTCCAGGCACAAGAGTCACCTGATTTCCCATCGTATAAATCTTTGACATGGAGATACCAAAACTCAGAAGTCGTGTATCCATCATCGTCACTATGGTAAGAAGCAGAAACCTCTTTGTATCCGCAAGCCTTCGCAGCAAGTTCCAGCAATTCACGATCAGTCATGGCTGTTCTCCGGTTTCGGTGCGGCGGCGAAATACCGATCGACTTCGACATTCCAACAGATCAGATCGTTGAGTTTCTTCTTAGCAACTTCATAGCTGTCAGATGCATCAGCCACACCAAGATGAGAACAGACCATTGCTTCATCTACTGCACGAAGCCAGCCAGCAGGGATAGCAGGTTGCGGGGTGGTGAATCCATCGCGGATGGTATCGGCCACTTCCTGCATGATTTCCTCGGCCAATTCTTCTTCAAGGTCTAGGTAAATCACTTGACTTCTGGCTTCAAGATTCCCGACAACTGCATCGGCTATTGCTCGGTAATCCGGCTCCACCTTCTCTGCCTCGGTGATGGCGGCGCGGAGTGCGATCAACTCAGCCTCGGCCTTCTGGCACAGGGCAATTGCGATCTCTGCATCGGCCTTGTGTTCGTCGCGCTGCTGCTTGAGTTTCACAAGCTCGTTGCCAACATCAAGGCCGACTTGCTCTAGCGTGGCGGTGGAAATCTCCGCGCAAGCATTCACGCAGGCGACGATGCGGCGGGCGTAAGCTTCTGGCGCAGGGCAATTACGAATATCAAAACCGCCTTCGTTGTTGCCCATGAATACCAGTGTGCCATCGGCAATCCACGGCTCTTTCGTGTGTTCCATCTCACATCCCCTTTGCTTTTTCGTATCGGATCATCCGGCGCAGTTGGTGCGTGGTCAGGTCGTAGAGCGACTTCTTCGGGGCGGGGCAGGCGGCGGGTTGGGCTTGCGCATTGCCGTGCGTGACGCCGAGGTTGTACGACGCTTCAATGATGAAGCCGAGCAGGAAAGCGAGGGCGACCCAGAAAATCACCTTGTCGCCCAGTCGGTTGGGGTCGCGGTGGCGCATCATTCCTCACTCCACCGCAAATAATCCTCCCAAGCCTCCTGCTCCAGCCTGTCGTTATCCGCCACCGCAGCCACCGTCAGCATCCCATGCGTGATGCCATCGGGCAATGCGCCAATGGCTTCGACGGCGGTTAAGTCCATGCTGCCCTCGGCGGGGTGGCAATCCTCTGGCGGGCCGCTGATATACGCAGCCTGGTACGTCGCGTCATAGCTGATGCGTACCTCGATTTCGTGTTCCTCGCCGTTGTGCATCAGGCAGAGGTAGGTTGTGAAATCGCTCATTTTTTACCCTTCCACTCATGGTCTTTTTCGAGCGTCTTCTTGAATAGCGTGTTGCTTGCCGTGTGATAAACAACAACGCCTTCAGGTTTCGTGAATCCCGGTGCAGCCGTGCTGCCTTGCTCACGCATAGACTCGATGATTGCATCTATCATCGCCGTGTCGAACAGACCCAGGTACAACACTGGCACAAGCCCGACGCATGGCGGCAATACGTCTTGGACGTGTAGCTTACCCTTCGGGTCTTTGCTCGGAGTAACAATTGGATCACGACCATGCAGACACCAGCGATGCACGTTGAACAGGCTGAACCGGCGATCTGTCAATCCATAGTTGCGATTGATTCCCCGACCCCACCATTCTCCGAAGTGGTGTCCTACGCCGAGGGTGAGCAGTTCCTCGCGGTGTTCCATGCCCCACGCAGCGAAGCCGTAGTTGTCATCTTGCGGAGTGACCCACCGGGTGCGTGAGCCAAACAACATCTCTCCGTCCTCGCCAATAAACACGCTGGCATTGGTTCCGTCGATCTTTTCGGTGACTACGACCTCGCGGGATAGGCGAGCAATCTTGGTGAATGGCTTGAACTCTTGCGTCATTTCCTGCTCCTTGTTGTGAGATTGCAGTATCGTCTGCCGTGCGTGGTTTGTGAATCAGCGGAATGATGATCGTTTTGTAGTGGTTTTTATGACAAGGATTATGACAGCAGCGCGATGGCGTCTTCAGCGCAAGTCACAAACCCACCCACGCCACCGGCAGACTTAACCACGTCGATAAACGCAAGCTGTTGCAATTCACGCGCACCGGACACACGCTTCCAGTCGCGGCGCTTGCACTCCATCGCAAACATACGCCCGTCACGCAGCATCCCCCAGAAGTCCGTCAGCGTCATGTCCAAGCCGTTGCGCCGCGCCCACCGGTAGAAAAACACAGGGGCTGATCCTGACATCGCCGCCCCAGAGTTCTGCCGCACCGCGAATAACACGCTTGGATGCTTCGCCAGTACGCTGAATACCTCGCGCTGGACTGCCGCCTCAAGTTGCTGCTTATCGGTCGGCGTGGGCGGTTTGCGTGGCTTTGCTGCGGCCTTGGCTGGCTCTGGTGCGCGCTCAGCAAACTCCGCAGGCACAGGCTTCCCGGCCATGCTGCACATCCACCGGATCGCTTTTTCGTGATCGGCCACGGTTTGCTTGAGGCTTGGTTTGAAGCGCATGGTGCGTGGCTTGCCGGTCACTTGAACACCGCCTTCGCCTCACGATACACCGCATTGCGCTCAGGACGCTTGCAGAACTCGTCGCAGACGGCTGCGTATTCTGCTAGCAATGCCGCCAGATGCCGCAGCAGCGCGGCATTTTCGTTGGCGAGTTTGATTTCGTTTTGGGTGGGCATGTCAGAACGGAATGTCGTCGTGTCCATAGTCGTACTCGCTTGCCGGCATGTTTGCGCCAGGCTTCTGCTCCGGTGCAGCGTCACGCTGTTTGGGCTTGAACGTGCTAACAGCGGCGTACCACTTGCCTCCGCGAGATTCCTTTACGTCGATGTTGACCCATTCCTCATTCTTGCCCGCAAGCCATTCGGACAGGTCGGCCACCTTGATGCTGATCGCGCACTTCACGAAGTCCGGCGCGTTCTGATGCGGTGCCTTGACGATCAGGCCATTTACGAATTCGATTTCATCAGCCAATTTGATTCTCCTGTGGTTAAAAACTGTTGTGGTTACTTGACGCCGACCTCGGCCAGATCATCCTCGATATGCGCGAGCGGAACATTTATGTCATAAATTGCGACGAACGTATCGGGATACTTAGCCAACCGCTGACGGAATGATTGCGTAGTCACCTTGGTAAGCGTGTAACCCCCACAACCGTTGGCAAACAGCGCCAATGGTGCGTCTGCTGAGTCTATCTTGTTCAGCACGGCAACGGCGGCGTGTTTGGTGATCTGGGTGTGGTTGTTATTGTGCATGATTCACCGCCCACTTGCGCGACTGATCAAAGATTTCTGACAGCGTTGCGGTGGGCATTTTTGCGGAAACCTTGCGCCCACGCTTGACCAGAAATCGGTGATCCGGCAATCGGATGCAGTTCAGCGTGAATGCCTTATCGCCGGCTCTTATGGTGATGCTTAAATCTGATTTAAGTTGTGGCATTTGTATGATTCCTTTGCTTAAAAAGGTTAGTGCGTTTTATGTGGTGACGGATATCACACGTTAGAGCGCATCCGAATCTGTTCGGCGCAGTAGCCAGCCATCGGCCCCCATTTGTCCGTTTTCGCTTGTATGGCCTCACACGCCTTGGCACATTCCTCGCGTTCAATACTCGTTGCCGCCTCAAATGCTATACGCATCCATTCTTCTTTAGTTCTAAATTGTTGAGTGAAAATAGCGTCCGCTATCCATTCATCAAACGTCATCGCTCTAACCCTCCGTTCGAGCGGGAGCCTCCGGCGGCAAGCCGCCTTCGGCCCCCTCAACTTGATTGTTGGGGTCTTTGGTTTGCCGTCGATTCCAGGTAGCGGCGGGAGCGGTTCGCATGGATCGCTATTTGCCGCCCGAGCTAGTTCTGCTCGCAGCCGCGCAATCTCGATCTCTTGCGAATCAATCACGGCTCGCAGATCGTCGCGGTGCGCCTTTGGGTCGTGGTAAATCTGTAGCGCGTCGTCATCCATTTCCTGCCTCCTCATGCGGGACGTTAGGTGTCTGGCCGCGCGGTATCGCAACAAGCGCCATAGCCGAAAACCCGCAGCCGGCAAACTTGCGCCGAACCTTAGCCTCCGCTTCTTTGTCCGTCCTCGCCTTCACGTCGTAGCTAGTCCGGCTCCACTGGCTTTCGGAGTGGCTTCGCCTCCATACACCATAATATCTAAGCATGTTCTGTCTCCCTCAAAAAAGACCCCAACCCATCATTCCACCGGACCTGCGCAAAAAGCCGCGCAGGCCGGTGAATTCAAACGTTGGCAGTCAAAAGCATGTCGCCCTGCACCGCCGTCTCGCCAGCGCCGACTTTTAAGTCCCATCCCGGCGTTGCCCAGCCGGTGTCGCAGTAGGCCACTACCACATTCTTTAGCCCCTGCTCGTATGCCCATCGCACCATCGCCATCGAGTCGTTTCCGTAACTGGCTGAAATCACATAGTCCATCGTTCTCGCTCCTAAAAACCGCTAACCCGTCGTTCCAGGCGACAGCCCCTGGCGGGGCTGCGCCTGAACTTGTGCGTTATACGTCGCCAGAATTGCGCGCCCGAGTAGTTCTGGAATCTGTGGAATCACTGCGTTTCCTAGCTTTCTGCATCCGTCCACCCCGCCGGGAACCCCATAAGCCACTCTGTCCAGCGAGGGTTCAGTCCAGAGCTGCACATCGCTCTGCGGTTCGCCTTGCCAACCATGCCGTCGAGCTTCTTCCGCGCCGCAGAGCCACCGCCCAACCCAACCGGGCCTCCGGTGTCCGAGTGCACGGGAGTAGGCCACAACATAGACTCGATCCCGCACTTGAGGCGAACCAACGGCGAAGCCGGGAATGCAATGCCACTCTGCATCGAACCCGAGCGAGTCAAGGTCTGTGAGCACCGTGTAGAGTCCGTCTGCACAGAGTCTTGCGACGTTTTCAATGAGCACAAATCTTGGTTTTGCTTCCCCGATGATTCGGCGCATCTCTCCCCACAATCCGCTACGCTCCCCTGCAAGTCCTGCCATTTTTCCGGCTCTGCTGATGTCTGTGCACGGAAACCCACCGCATACAACGTCAATTGCTCCATATTCAGTTCCTTTCAGCGTTCGCACGTCGACGGAAATCGGAGTTTCCGGCCAATGCTTTTTCAGTATTCGCCGCGCTATCGGGTCAATTTCGCAAAACGCTACGGTAGTCATTCCAGCTCGCTCAAGCCCGAGACTGAACCCGCCAATCCCGGAGAACAGGTCCAAGACCCTCATGTTTCCTCCACTGCAACGTATAACCCGTCAATCAACCCGGACGCCTATCGGCGCCGGTTATTTCTGCGTTGTGCGTCAAAGCAGCGCCTCCTGCACCGCTGCCGGTTTTTGTTCCGGCGGCAGCAATTGGCCCTGCGCCTGTGCCCGCGAAATCCGCTCGCAGGCTATGTCGAAATACTTGCGCTCGCGCTCGATGCCGACGAACTGCAAACCCTCCATTACGCAGGCCACGCCAGTTGTCCCCGACCCCATAAATGGATCGCAAACCGTTTGAGCCCCTTTGGCCTGCATCAGCGCCCACCGCATCACCGGCACCGGCTTTTGTGTCGGGTGCTCGCGTTCTTCCTTGTTCGCCATGTCCTGCTGCAACATTCCTGCCCAGCGCCAGCGCAACCGCCTCACGGCTTGAGGCAGGTTCGTCCACGCCAGTTCGCAGTCAGCGAACCCGCTTTCCCCGTTGTCCTTGTCCCACACAAGCCAGCACTTTGCCGGCGGTAGTGGAAAGTAGTTACCGCCGAAAAATATCTGCCGCTCGCCCTTCTCCCGCATCAATTCCAAAACCCAAGATGGCGGCGGTTCGCTGTCCCATTCCGCATCCCCGTAATCAGTCGGCGCGGCCCATGATTTCTTGCGCTTCGTCGTGCCGTAAAACTTCACGCTTGCCGCTCCAATCCCATAGGGCGGGTCCGTCAAAATCAGGTCACAGGGCGGCAACAACGGCAGCACTTCGCGGCAGTCGCCGTGCCACAGTTCGCAATTCCCGATTGTCACTTTCTCAGCCATCATCACTCCGTAGTTACGTTTTGCCTGCCAACCCGTCGCTCAAGCGGGACGCGCCGCGATAAAGCCGCGTCGCGCCCCTTAGCTCTGCGTTAGCCGTCAAAGCATCCGCACGGCATTTCGACCGCGCCCCTGAACATATCCATCTGTGCATCGTCGTACCTCACTAGGTCAGCCCACGAATACGAGCGGCCCAAACCCTTAACGCTGGTCAGTTCGGCCCCCGCTTCCATCGCTAGCGCCCGCTGAATCAAATTAGGGTGCAGGCGCTTCAATTCCAAAATCTCATGTGGCTTGCTGCTCGGGCAAAAGAAACAGGCGCTTTTCCCAGGTTGCGGCAACCCTGCGCGCCGGATCGCTTCCACGCATTCATCGCGCCCCCAATCCCACTCAATCAACGGGTATCGCGTTTCCTCATACTTCGCCCGGTGCGCCTCGCCTGCATCAATGCCAACCCAGAACCACGGCGCTGTTATCCCCTGCGCCTTAAGCCACCGTTTCTGCGGCCTTATCTTGTAATGGTCGCTGCAACTTTTGAAGCCATACGCAATTCCGGGCAGTGCGCCGCGGGTAAGGCAGTCGGCCTCAAGGCTTACCGCTTCCGCTACCGTAACGATCCGAGGAAAGCCAACCCCTTCGCACCAGTCGCTTACCGCGTCTTTGTGGCGGTAGGTTTCCGGCCTCTCGCCTCCGGTGTCTGCGAACAAAATCAAGTCCGGGCGCTCTCCACGCTCATGCAAGCCAATCAGCATGGCGGTACTGTTTGTTCCCGCTCCGTAGCTGACTACGGAAGTCGGCGCTGGCAACACTGCGTTCTCCTTTTCCATTGCCTGCCAACCCGGCAGTCCAGCGGACGCCGTGCCGGCGCCGCTGACTTTTGCGTTGGGCATCAATCCATTTTCTCGGTCAGTCGGTAACACTCCATACGACTTGACCAATTCTGTTCGTGCAAAATTTCTTGCCCATG